GCAGATGTGAAAGTGACAAGGATTTGTCTCAGTTTTATAAGAACAAGCGAAACAAATCTGGTCATGAACACATTTGCAAACCGTGCAAGAGTATTGAAACCAACGCTCGACGATATGGAGTATCAGAAGGCTTTGTTGAATATCTCTACTCGCATAAACAATGTATGTGTTGTGGTGAAGTGTTTGCAAATAGAAAAGGCAGGCACATACATCACACTGACAAAGGTGTTCAAGGGTTAGTTTGTTTCTATTGCAATTATCTTCTCGGTCAAGAGACTGAAGAAGATTTGCAAAGAATCAAGCATGCCCTCACATACATAAAATCACCTCGTAAAAATCTTCTTGATAGAGACAATCAGCAGGAAAGGCTTCGCAACTTTGGAAAAGAGTCCAAGATTGTTGAAGAATCCTCAGAGACTACATGCTGCGGATCCCAAATGTGCTCGCAATGCAAAAGAAACCTTACTTTAGAATCTTTCGATACCTTTAGTGGAAGAAGAAGACGCAAAGTTTGTTTCGATTGCAGGAGGAGTAACGTCAGTTTATCACAATCAAAACAAGCAGTTGAAGCAAGGAACAAAGCCAACAATTGCGAGTGTTGTGGTTGTGAACTGATTGGCAAGAAGTGTGTTCATCATGTAGGCGACAAAGTTTATGGTGTTGTCTGCAGCAGGTGTAATCAACTTCTTGTCGATGAATCAGAACAGCAAAAGGACAGGCTGTTAAACTGCAAGCTGTGGATTGAAGACAATCTCAGTTGGGGTTATGATATAGTCCGGTCTGCATGGAGACATGCAGAGGTGAGCAGAGATGACTCACCCCGCACATAAAGTGTGAGTAACAAAACGATGGCGAACTTAGTTCACCGTGACTTCTCTCCGTTGGTTGCAAGCTATGGTGATGTGGTTAATACCCGTCGTCCTGGCGAATTTGGTATGCGTCGTAAGTCGCAGTCTGACAGTGTTGAGAATCAAGATGCTTCCAGCACGAACGTGCAGGTGCCCTTGAATCAGCATGTGTATGTTACGTTCACAGTCAAGGATGAAGAGTCCAGCTTGAGCTTCAAGGAGCTTGTGAACTACTACATGCAGCCTGCCGCTCTTGAGATGGCTCGTTCCGTTGATAAGATTTTGCTCGGTCAGGTTCATCAGTATTTGGACAACAAAGCTGGTAAGCTCGGCGGCATGTCTTCTTCGACTGCCAAGGACTATGTTCTTGATGCTCGTGAAGTTATGAATGAGAATAAAGCCTATCCTAATGGCCGCAATCTCATTGTGAGTGCTCAGGCCGAGACCGAAATGCTTAAGACGGAATTGTTCATCTCTGCCGACAAGCGCGGCGATATGGGCAGTGCCCTTGAGGAAGCGCGTCTTGGACGTATTCTTGGGTTCGATGTTTTCATGGATCAGCACACGAACTATGCTGCTCTTGGAAGCCTTGATACCAACACGCTTAACCATACTGATGGTGCTTCTGCTGGCGACACTGGTAACAAAGCAGTTACCAGCGCTACGGAAGTTACGAACGGCGAATTTGTGTGGTTCACTGGTGATCAGCAGCCGCAAGTTATTTCGGCCCACACTGGTTCCGGTTCGACTACTGGTATCACGCTCGTGGATGCTTATAAGTATGCCGTGTCGGCCAACGCTGTTGGTTACGCGTTCAATTCTTGTGCAGTTGACTTGTCTGGTCACACCAGTGCCAATAGCAGTATCACTGCTTACAGCGCTGGATACGATAAGAAGATCCGTATTGATGGTTGCACTGCCAACAAGAAGCCTGTTGTCGGTCAGTTGATTGCGTTTGGTACTGGTAATAGTCGCCACACCTACACGATCATTCAAGTTGAGTCCGTCAACACGACTTGTGAGTATATTTGGTTGGATCGACCTCTTGATTCGGCTTTGTCGAATGACGATGCCGCGTTCCCCGGACCTCACGGTTCTATGTGCTTGGGCTTCCATCGTGATGCTCTTGCTCTCGTGAATCGTCCGTTGTCGGTCCCCGCTAACTCGCTTGGCGTTCAGTCTGCTGTTGGTATGTATAACGATCTCGCTATGCGTGTCGCTATGCAGTACGACATCAGCAGCCAGGGTACGAAGGTCACGTTGGACATGCTCTGTGGCGTGAAGACGCTTGACGAAGACCTTGGTGTTGTTCTCTTGTCGTGAGTTTGATTTTATCTCAGCGGGGCTTCGGCCCCGCTGAGTCTTTTCGGAGTTATTATGACTGCTGACCGATATATTACAGAAGGCACAATCTCTCCTTTTGAATATGTTCAATTGACAAGCCTAGGCTCCGCTGTAGGCGTTGGCTCTGGTGGAGGTAGAGTGGCTTTAATCCAATGTTTAAATCAGAATGTTCGTTGGAGAGACGATGGCTCTGACCCGACTACTTCTGTCGGTATGAGAATACACGCTGGTGAAACCATCTACTATGTTGGTGATCTTCGCAAAATCAAATTCATTGAAGAAGCCGCTGGAGCAGAGCTTAACATAGCTCTTTACGAATGAGATACAGCCGCACTTTGATGGGGCGTCAGCCGTCCTTTTTATACACATCGACAGGAGCAGGCTTATTAGATAAGTCTGCCCGCGCACATAGTTGGCTAGGTTTATCTGATGAGGTTAGCTACTTAGGTGTGTTTCTTCAGAGTGCTGACAATGATTTGAACATTGACTATGATTTAGAATCGCATGTAAACAATGCTCAAGACCCTTCTTCTGTAACTCTCAGTGTTTTAGATTCTGTCAGTTTAAGTGTAGACAGGCCAAGGCAACTAACATCTGATCTTTCTATTGATGATTTTGTCCATGTCGATTTGGCCGGTTACCATCCATCTGGTGGTACAACTGAAGCCACTTTAGAGTATCAATTGACAGCAAACGAAACCATCGCTATCGGGCAGCCAGTTTACATTTCTTCAAGCAACACTGTTAATCTGGCTGATGCTGACACAGAAACAACTTCAAAAGTCATTGGCCTTGCCACAGAACCCTCTTCTGCAAACTCAAGCGTCAATGTCGCCTACGATGGAAGTGTAAATCAAAGTGACTGGTCTTCAGTGACAGGCAGCGCAAACTTGACACCTGGAAGCACATACTACTTAAGTGTTAACTCTGGTGAATTGACCACAACAGCGCCTTCTGCTGATGGTGATACAGTAGTGAGAGTCGGAACAGCGGTCAGTGAGAGCAAGATGGATATTGAAGTTAATGAGGTTGCCACACTATGAGTGCTTATAAACCTCTAGTAGTTATAAATGGAGGTGTATACTCTCTTGACGCCTCAGACTCTCTTCAAATTGAAGGTGTTGATCCTACCGGCGACTTCACGCTAAATACAACCGAATCAAATTCATTGAACTTCAACACTGGCGACAACACATTTGGCAATTCTAGTGATGCCAGCGTTATTGTAATGGGTAAGGACAACACACTTAACGGTGTTTCCTGTGCTGTAGTAGGTGGTCAGAGCAACAATATTGATAATGGTGTTCTTGAGTCAGCAATAGTAGGCGGTAATGATCTAGTATGCAAAGATCAAAAGTCATTTATGGGCGGCGGGTTTAATGTTGACTTAGACGGGTATTCTGCTGGAACATTAGCTGGAAGAGACAACACAATATCAGGGAGCTACGCGGCAGGTATAGGTGGGAAAGACAACACTTTAGATTCTACTCGTGGTGTAGTAATTGCCGGTGGCCTTCAGACATGTAACGGTTACTCTAGCGGTATTTACAATAGTTTTGTTGCTACTAACGAAGGTGACTACGCCTCCATCTTAGGCGGCAGGAACGTAAGCATATCTGCCAACACCAGCAACTCTGCTGTAGTAAGTGGTAATGGCAGCAGCGTAAACGCAGACAATGCTGTATGTGTTGGAGGGAACAGTAACACAAACAACGGTGATAAAGCTGTTACAATCGGCGGCAACAGCAATGAAATAAGCACAGGTTGCTACAGTGCTGTCTGTGTTGGCGGCGAATACAACACAGTAAACTCACCTAAATCGGCTATTGTCGCTGGCAGATATAATCAGACCAATGATTTCTATTCTGTTATCCTAGGGGGTCAATACAACACAGTTCACAGTAAATACGGCGTGGCTATGGGAAAGTATGCTGTGAACGATCATTGGGGAGCTTTCGTTCATACTGGCGGGAGGTTAACTAACAACGGTGATTGTCAAAGTATTCATGCTACTCTAGGAACTAAATTGAGCGGCGGTCAAACAGGGCCTTTATATTTAGATGCTTTAGGCGGCAATGAATTTTTAACAGTGCCACAAAACAGCCGTTGGTATATACAAGGCCAAATAATAGCGTCGATAGAAAACGGCGATCAAGGGGCAGCTTATAGGTTCGAAGCTTTAGCAGAACGAGGCACTGGCTCAGCATCAATAGAATATTCTAATTTGCACATAGATCATGAGAGCAATTCAGGTTTCAATTTCGGCATAAATATAGCAAACAGCACAGACTTCAATATTTATGGTACTGTAGCAAGTGGATACGCAAATGTTAATTGGGCCGCTCATGTTCAAATAACTCAGGTGACCGGGAGCGCATCGTGACTTTACCTAGAATACAGTCAAAAAATAAATATGTGATTCAACCTGTTGAAAAGAAAGAGTTTCAAGATTTATACATATCTAATTTAGGTATCTTTGTTGATGAAAAAGGAAACCAACCAGCAGTAACTATATTCAGAGCTTACAACTACGACACAAAAGAAATTAGTCCAGATCCAGAACAAGCAGAGAAATTTGTTATAGAGAACATCTGGGATCAAGTAGTTAGAAGCCCTGTTTTCAAATCGTCTTTCGAGTCAATGGTGAACACTATAAACCTTTTATATAAAGAGGAAATAGTTAAAAGAGAGCTTACTAAAACACCAGAAGGGGCAGAAAGAGATTCAAAGGTAAAAGAGTTAGAATATATTCAGACTTCTCTTGGTATCGACCCGCTGGAAGAGCCTCCTGCATATCAAGAAATAATTTGGGCTAAGTAAAGGGCAGATCAATGGAAACCAGCATAGCGACTTTGATTAAGGATTTCGGGCCGCTAATAGGTGTTATAATCTTCTTCATCTGGCGGGACTGGAAGCGAGAAGAAAGTCTAGTGGAGCGGGTAACCACACTAGAGAAATACCAGCAGGAAACTTTAGCCAGCTTGACGAAGCAAAACATTGAAGTTATTGCTTCCAACACACAGCAAATAAAGTGGATCTCTCAAGTAATTCAAACATGCCACTCAGGTAGGGACAATGGTTAGACCAAACTATAATCTGATACGGCTAGTCAGGCGATGTATAGGACAACTGAAGAAGGAGTATGGAAGCCCGATCACTTTGTATAGTTTGGACTCTGCTACCACTGATCTCAAAACTGGTGAAAAGACAGCGAGCAAAGATTCAATTTTCATCCGTCGTGCTGTGGTACTTCCCAACGCCCTCACTAGAGAACAGATTCAATCAATTTCCTTGATCTCTGCTAACAAGAAAGTTGTTCAAGGCGGCACATTTGATCCTGGTCTCCGTCGTTTTATTATTGATCGTCGTGATGCACCTGGATGGGAACTAAAGCAGGACGATTGGATTGTATACGATGATAAACGATATGATGTTAAGAAAATAGAAGAGTATGAGCAAAAGACAGCTTGGCTGGTTGTAGGAAAAGAAGTTGAACGAATGGTGCCGGAAGAGGACCGTTATGGATACCCTGATAACTATATTAATTTCACGAGCGAAGTAGACTATTCGTTGGAATAAAACATGAAAAACTTACCAAGATGGGTGTTCTCTTCACTCGCAAGTCATTTCAAGACAATTGCCGACAACAACAGCATTCCATTCTTCGTTGAAGGCATCGATGAAAGAGAATCTGAAGATATGCGGCAAAGCCATGTTGAATTCCGCATCACTGGTCCAATGGTGAAAGAAGTAAGCAAAGAATACTACACTGTTGAAGTTGTAGTCAATGCGTTATTCACATCTTTGATGGAGTTGACAGGTGTTAACGCTTATCAAATTGTCAACTGGTGCGGTGTGTTTGCTGAAGAGATGCATAAACCCCTGCCTATTTATAAATATGGTGACGGGCCGGACGACGACGGGAGCTTGGTAGGGTGCCTGAGAGTAAAGAAAGATGCTAAAGACGCTGTCAGAGTTTGGCATTTTGGACAAATCAGCACAGTGGACAGAGTAAGACAGTCAGAAGTCGATGCAACATATGAAATGGATGTAACTTCTGAAGACTTTTAATCTGCTTGCGCGAAGCAGATAATAATTACCAGCTTAGCTGGGCTAATGACCGCTACGCGGGTTGTTGCTAGTTGAGAGCGCGAATCAATTAGCTTTAGACTGTATTATCTTCTAAGGAGATTGTAACGATGGCTAGAATTGAACTGCGAGATGTAACTATTTACATCGAAGACGGTTTAAGCGGTTCCGCCACTCTTTCGGCAAACGCCACTCAAAATGATACCACTCTCAATATCAACACTGTGAATTTGAACACTGATGATACTGATTTGGTCCCTGTTGGAGCGCGTTTGTATTTGGCTGGTGAGAGCACTAATACCGTTCACACGGTCACAGCACGAGACCCGAGCAGCAATAGTCCTACTACTTGTATTACTATTACACCTGCCGTTGGCGCTGGATCATACAACAGTGGTAATAGCGAGAACGCTATCACGTTTCTTCCTCAGCGAGTAGAGGTTCAGATTGGTGAAGGTAACCTTACTTGGTCTGAGAACAAGGAATACGAGTACCTGCGAGAACGAGGCGACCTTGACACTGTTAAGGAAGCTGATGAGCAGCCTGTGGAAATGTCTATGGACTTCATTTACGAATATATTAAAACGGAGTCCGGTAAAGATACCACACCTATTGACGCTCTGAAAGCCAAAGGCGAAGCCAGTGAATGGGTTTCTAGTGCGGATGATAAGTGTGAGCCTTACGCTGTCGATGTACTTGTGAAGCACTGTGTTCCCTGTGGAACTGATCAGGATGAAGACGTTCGGTTCACTGATTTCCGTTATGAAACTTTGGACTTTGATGTTGGTGAAGCTTCGATCTCTGTTAGCGGTCGGTGTAACGTGAGCGAGCCAACAGTGACTCGTTCCGATGATAGCGAGTGTGGCTAACACTCTGACTGGATGTTAGAGATTTTAATAATTTGAGAAGGGGCGGCTGAGCCGCCCTTCTCAAATGCCTCATCTAAAGGAGAAAGAAATGAAAATTGGTGGTGTTGAAGTTACCCCTTGTGAAGAAGTTCTCGTGCTTCCTCGTCCAGATGATAACAACATTGTTATTCGTGCGAAAGCTGTCTCGATAAATGAAGAGTTCGATAAGAAGGTTCCTGAGCCAATTGCACCTAACCTTCGAACCAAAGATGGTTCTCGTCCAGACTACAATGATGAGAATTATGTAAAAGCTGTACAGCAACGAGACAACCAGCGTTTCGCCTACATGTGCCTCAAGTCAATTGAGCCAAGTCAAATTGAATGGGAAACAGTGGACATGGACAAACCCACCACTTGGCCTAAATGGGTAGATGAGCTTCAAGAAAATGGCTTGTCTGAGGTGGAAGTCGGGCGAATCATTAACGCTGTCCTGGCCGCTAACTCCTTGGACGAAAAGAAGATCGAGGAAGCTCGAAAGTCTTTTCTACATGGTCAGGGGGCGTAGCTCGAAAGGTTCTCTGGCCGCCTAATCG